TTTTTGTTGCGCTGCTTCCTCGTGCAATCAAAGTTGCGTCAACACCGCCTGTAGTTGCACTGTCGTTTGTATCAGACACAAGAACTATGGCGTTACCGTTTTTAAACTCAAAAGCGTTTCCGCTAATAGTGTCTCCAGTCGTGATAATCCCACTAATACTGCCAGACGACGTTGGTATGCTGATTTGGTCGCCTTCTGAACCAAGTGTCAAACCATCAGCCGTCACAGTGCCTGTTACGTCGATGCCTGTGGAGGTTGTGGCTAGTTTTAATGAACCATAATGGTAAGCACGCAAAGCGCCTGTACTGCCATCAGCCAAAAGATAATTAACGATTCCACCAGAGCCGTCGTCTGATTGGATGGCAACATCTCTATCATCAGAATTATTCTTTAAAATTAAAAGACCAGTATCATTTTCAACAAATCCATTTGAACCGTTGTGGTAGACAGAAAGGTCTGAGTCAGCACCGAAAACTGCTTTAGCGTTGTCGGCAAACTCAAGCTGGTTGTCTGAAGAGTCCCAGACTACGTTGTAAGAAGCGCCAGTAAGCGTTACGTCGTCGGTTGCGGTGATTGTTGTCCCGGTAATGGCGGCAGCGGTTGATGCGCCAATGGTGGTCCCGTCGATAGAGCCGCCGTCGATGTTTGCAGTTGTCACCGTCCCAAGATCAGAGATGGTCTGACCGGCAAAGGTTGACGTTCCAGCAGCAGTGATGCCCCCGTCCTTGATCAGCAGAGAGTCGACTGTTACGCCAGCCGCTGATGTTGTTTCTGCGATTGTGTCGGTTGTAATTGACTGACCAGCAGTAACGACAATATTTGTTGACCCAGTGGTGTTACCTTGCGCTAAAACCTCTGCGAGTGTGTCAAACGATCCCACTCGGCTATCCACGTAGGCCTTAATACTTTCTGAGGTTGCAAGCGTAGTGGCAGAGGCCCCAGTGAAATCGTCTGCATCAAGAATCGCTGTGCCAGTTACCCCCGTGTTGAAAACAGGTGAAGTCAGCGTCTTGTTGGTCAGTGTTTGCGTATGCGCCTCGAAGACAAAGGTGTCGTTGCCTGTAAGCAGAGGAAGCGTCACCGTCCTGTCTGCGGCCAGCTCGCTGACTGCGAATACATACTGGTGATTAGCAGACGTGTCGTTGATTTGAGGTGTGGTCAGAACCGGGGACGTCAAGGTCTTGTTCGTTAGTGTTTGAGTACCGGCAGTTGAAACAGCTTCGTACCAGGTTCCCAGTGTGCCCCCGTCATCCCGGTTCCACCACATTCCGTTTGACTCGGTAATCGCCACCTGCCCGTACCGGATCTCGCCAGTTGCAGTCGTGTCGCGTACCGCTGAGATGAGTATCGCCCTGTCCGTTGAAGGCGCGTTTGAGCTAGACGCACTGAGCGAGTAGAAGCCGCTCTTTCGTACCGCAACCGCCGTAGTGTCCGTGCTGTCTGTCAGCGAGGTCTTGCCGACGTTTGCAGCATCAGCGTCGTCCAGAATGACCTGAACTTGTGCAGTTGTTTGTGTGAGCTGTCCCATACTTAGCCTCTCAGAACTTGGGCGTCTATCGCCGCGTTAATAATGTCCACCTTGGCGTCGGTGGTTGTCTCAACGCGAACGATGATCTCCCGGCACTTGCCGAGCGCGTTGATGTCAATTGTCTTGTTGCCGTTCACCGAGACGGTGTTGATCGTTGTAAAGCTGATCAGGTCTTTGCTGACCTTGACCGTCACGTCTGTTGCTGTGCTTGTCTCAACGTGCAGCTTGATCTGGTCAATGACCATCTCTGCACCGCCTACCCCAAACACCTCAGACGAGATGAGCGGCAGGTCTTTCCTGCGGGTCATGTTCGACCCGTCCTGCTGGAAGTTTGAGTAATCCAGCCGGTAGATCTTCTTGTTGGTTGCGTGTGCTGCCAGCACTAGGTTGAAGGCCTGCACGACGTTGGTCGTTACAAAGTCCTTCTCGAACCACGATCCAGATACAACGTGGTGCGTCCAGATCACGCCCTGGTCGGGGAAGATGAAGTCGACAAAGTTTTCTTGGTGCAGCGAGTAGCAAGACACCCTTGCGGTCGTGAAGTCATCCACGCCGAAGTTGGCCCACGCCTCGCCAATCGCCGGAACATACAGCGGTGAAAACTGACTGCCGACAATCACCCCAGGACGACGGTTTCCGTCGATGAAGTAGATGGCCCCGTCTATCGCGTCGACCGCGTAAGTGCCGCAAATACCGTGTTGAAGCACCGCCTGACGGTCTAGTGGAGGACGCCCTGTGCCGCTCGTAAACCACACCTCAGTTGTCTTTTCACCGAACAGGTAAAGCAATTGGTTGAGCGAGAAAACCCGCCTGATGTCGTCTGGAAGCGCCTCAGCCTGCGCGAAGTCGAGGGAGTTGATGTCGGTCCCGTCATTCAGCGCAGACGCCACAAAGTAGCCGTTTGGCTGGTCGTAAATAAAGCGTGAGTCAAGAAACGCCACCGACTTGGTGGTGTCTAGGTCTGTGTCTGTAATCTCCTGCAAGCCAGCCGCTACGGTGTACACATAGGCCGATGGGTTGCCGCCTGTGCAGATGATCAACTGCGTTGAGTCGGTCGCCATCACCACCGGGTTGGGGTCGTTGGAGATGTTGCCCAGAAACAGCGCGTTGCCCCCTGTATCGACTGAGTAAAGCGACGATCCCGTCACCTGATACAGAAGCTGATTCGGCCCCTCTGCGATGATGCCCCTGTCAGCGCCTCCTGGCGTGATTGAGGCCTCTACGTCGTTACCGTCGGCGTCTGTAATGGTCGACGCCAAAGAGTCTGTCAGCGCCTCTCCGGTGCTTAGGAAGTCGGCGAATGTGACATACCCTGGAACCTGCCGGTAGCCGCGCAGCGTGTGCGGGTACAGGTTTACAGTCTGCTGCCGGTTGGCATCCAGCCGAGTAGAGTCGTAGCTGCTCTCCAGCTTGACGTTGGCTCTACTCATAGGTCGTCAATGATGTTGTATTTGTATGTGAAAGCTAGGTCGGACATGTCCACGCTGATGTCGATGGAGATGTCAGCCTCTAGCCGGTCTTTAGTGTCTTCCGCGATCTTGAACACGACCGCAGACGGGTCGATACCAAACTCGCTCGATATTTCTACCGCTAAGTTATAAGCAAGCGCCCTCTGAGTGCCTGCGGGAATATCAAGCGTGTCGGTAACGGCAGAGGGGGCGGGAATATTGCAAACACCGTCCTCGCCCCACTCAGAAATTAGGTTTTGGAGTGCAACGAACGCGTCACTGTTTTTGTTGGCGTCATCAGTAGAAAAGGTAACGCCTGACGTGCGAACTCGTAGGAGTGAGGTCGCCTGATCAATAATGTTCTGCGATGTAGCCATTGCGACTCCAAAAAGAAAGGGGGCGCGTGGCCCCCGTGTTTTAGTTAATGCCTACTCGGGCAGCCAACTGAGGTCGGATTGCCTTGTAGCCATACAGCACGTCGATACGACAGGGGTACTTGTCGTCCGAGATCGTGTAGTCACGGATAACTCGCATTGAGATTCCGTCCATCACTTCTCGTGCTGCGAAGTCAACGCCCTGCGGCAATACCAAGTCAGCCGTTGCGAAAGCAAAAGCGTTCTTGCTGAATGCCAGCGTTTCCTGCCAGTCGGCAGAAGCGCCGCCACCAACCTTGCTGATTGCGGCGTTGTCAGCGGGAGATCCGCTCACGTTTTGTGCGCCGCCAGAGGCAGTGAGTGCAGGTGAGATGCTGAGAGAAGTAGCAGAAGCGCCAGAGTCAGCCGTTACTACGAACTGCTGGAGTACGCCAGTGTCTGCTTTAGTCTCAGGGTGTACTCGGTTGACGCCAGCGATGGTGATGATGTCACCCTTCAAGAACGTCGTTGAGCCGCCATCGACAGTCAGGCTTGAGCCAGTCTGTGATGCGCCGTTGACCAAGTAGCCAGTTGTTGCCGCAGCAGTACCAGTCGTGTGAACAGGCATGAGCGTGTTTTCGTAGTGCTCAAAGCCAGCGATACGACCAAGCTGTCCGTCTTTGTACTGCTTGCTGATCTCAGCAGAGTCTTGGAACAGACCCTTAGTGTCAGCCAGCATGTCTACAACAGACTGCGGGTTGTGCAGGTACGAACGCTCACCGTAGGGCGCGAGGTTGTCCGTGAGGAGCTTCTGCGCTTGGGTGATGTTGGCGAAGCTGTTAGCCGAGCCTACGCCGCTGTAAAAGTTGTAAACGTCCTTGTACATTGACAGGGCATCGTTCTCGATGTTCGCAGCCAATACAGACATTGCAGGCTCAAGGTATCGTGCCTTGAACTCGTCAATGTGCATCGTCAACTCTTCGGAGCTGAACGTGAAGTCCACGCCCTTCTGAGTGTCTACGGTCATCGTTACAGATGATTCTGTAATGTCTTGGGTTGACAGTGCTGCGCCAGATCGAACGGTGAACTCATTCGGCAAGCGAATCTTGAGGTCGTTACCAATCTTTGCGCCAGTCTTGGCGTACTGGTCGTCGTACTGCGTGTTGATGTTGCCCACGAAATTCAATTTCTGATGAAGAATAGCGAGGGCTTCTTTGGTGATCACACTGGGTGTGAGAAAAGAGTTAGCCATTTTAAGCCTCTATTATTTTCGGTAACCCCGGAAC